GTAGAAACTTCGTCTCTTCACTTTATCTGGAGTGGGCTAGAAAATTCGGTTTTTCCACAAGAGAATATCCCCTTATGGGTTGTGATAACCCAATAGAGTATAAAATCTCTTATGAATCAGCCGCTTTCGAACCCGTTGAATTTAGTCGCTATAAATTAGAAACTAAAACAACTACCTATGATAAAGTCTGGGTTAAGAATCAATTCGGTAAAGAGTACTATGCTTTAGAGCCTAGAACTCTCACCGAGCATAGACTTACCCCAGTTGGAGATTCGAAGCTTATCGATTATAATTACGAAGAAGTGGATATTGTAAAGCAATTACAATGTGAATGGCAAGCTCGTCAGAACGACTCTTACCGTTTATTTTGTATTGCATACAACATTATCCGCAATAAAAAGGAAGCCGGGGCTCTACCTTACCTTTTCGCCTTAGACGTAAAGGAAAGGGGGAACAAACATAGAATCCCACATATACCAGAATGGTGCGCGACTGTCGCCGCTTCATTTATTGGTGAATATGGGTTCAAAGTAGTCGAAAGACTTTGCCCGACAACCTTTCGAGAAGTATCCCCTAACTTAGACCCGAAGAAGAAGATTTTTTATAGCGGGGATTTTAAATCCGCTACAGATCATCTCCCTTGGGATGTTATTAGGGGCGCCTGGGATGTAATTGTCACACGTATAGGTGCTTCCGATGAAATGATCAAAGCATTCAAAGAATGCCTTGATTGGCTCATTGGACCACACATCGTTACGTGGGACGAAGTTTGGAGAACAAAAATACAGTCAATCTATAGCAAGGATTTAAAACTTGACTTTGATCCGACTTTTGTTGATTCTTTAAATGATTACAAACCAGACGACGATAAGATAAAGAAACCGAGTAAGAAATGGCTAGTGACTTTTGAAGCTTTATGTAAAAAGAATAAAGTCTATCTTCACCTAGATTACAAACCCGGTAATCGTCTTGATAACTCAACAACTCTTAATGTGATGAATTTAATCGATAATCTTCATTTCATTGTAGAGGACGAAGAGATTATGCAAGCCTTTATCGATAGATGTAAACCAGGTATTATAGTTCCAC